GGCAAGTCGATCGCAGCCCCGGCCGCCGCGATCGCTCTGGCTGCCGCCGCGCCGCTGGTCGGGGGCGGCAAGTCGATCTCGGCTCCGGCCGCGGTCATCGCACTGTCGGCCGCCGCGCCCACCATCCAAGCCTCCTCTGGCGTCGATCTGCAGGTTCCGACCGCCGCGATCCTGATGGGCGGAGAAACGCCTGCGATCTCGGCGGGCAAGTCCATCGCCGCGCCCGGCGCCGCTGTCGTGCTGGCGGCCCTGGCGCCGCAGCTCGCGATGGGCAAGTCGATCCAGGTTCCTGCCGCAGCGGTCACCATCTCGGCCGCGTCGCCCGCCATCGCGGCAGGCAAGGCGATCGAGGTCGCCGCCGCGGCGATCGCCATCGGGGCGCTGCCGCCGGTCATTGAGCTGGTCGCGCCGCCCGGAACCCTGCGCGTGATCCGCGACGCCATCAGGACCGCCTGGGATGCGCGCTGGCCGCACGGAAGCGGATACCGGGTGCTCTGGCACCAGAACGACAACGAGAGCGTCCCAGAGCCCGGAGAAGCCCGCGCATGGCTGCATATCTCGGTCGACTTCGACGTCGAGGACGTCCGCGGCTTCGCTGGCGGTCGCCACGCCGCTGATCGCGAGTGGCGCGGCACGGTCGAGATCCGCGTCATGGCCGAGACCGGCTACGGCGACGACGACGCGCTCGACCTGCTCGACGACGCGCTGGCCGTGTTCCGGTCGCGCCGCGAGGCCGGGCTCTCGTTCATCGACGGCGAGGCCGAGCTGTTCGACAGCGCCACCGAAGACGGCGCGTGGATGGTCCGCGGCACCGCGATCCCCTGGGCCTACGAGTACCGGGCATGAGCCTGCGCAGCACGATCCGCAACGCGATCAGGGCCGTCTGGGACGCGAATTGGCCGCACGGCGACATCTACCGCGTGGTCTGGCACGAGAACGCGCATCCGGACACACCGACGCCCGGCGAGGTGCGCCACTGGCTTCATGCTCATGTCGAGTTCGCGCGCGAAGAGATGCGCGCATTCGGCGGCGGCTCGCTCGCGAACGACCGCATCTGGATCGGCGCCGTTGCGGTCCGCGTGTTCTCCGAGGCCGGGCTCGGCGAGGACGTGACGCTCGACCTTCTCGATGACGCTGTGACCGCACTGCGCGCAAGGCGCGACGGAGATCTGGTATTCGTCGGCCCCATCATCGGCATCGCCGACACCTCCCGCCTCAACGGCGCATGGTTCATGCGCGGCGCCTCGTTCCCGTTCCAATACCGATTTCAAGCGTAGGAGATAGAAAATGGCACTGGCCGAAGGCATCCAGGCGCGCGTCGCCTACAAGGCCTATTCCTCGGGCTCCATCACGGCGAACAGCGAGCCCAGCACCTCGACCGATCCCGGCGCTTCTGGCGGCCAGATCCTCCGCCGCGTGTCGGCCTCGCTGAACCTCGTCAAGGACGCCTACCAGTCGGAGGAGATCCGCACCGACCGGCAGATCGCCGACTATCGCCACGGCCTGCGCCGCGTCGAGGGCTCGATCTCGGGCGAGTTGTCGCCGCTGACCTACTTCGACCTGATGGTCGCCGCGCACCGCGACACCGCCGTCAGCGCCCTGTCGCTGGGCAACGCGAACTTCACGTCGGTGACCAGCGACGGCAGCGCCTCGACCTTCGTGTTTTCCGCGGGCGACCCGGTGACCTCGGGCCTGCGCGTCGGCGACATCATCCGCTTCTCGAACCTCGCCACGGCCGCGAACAACGACCGAAACTTCGTCATCCGCGCGTTCGGCGGCACCAGCAACCGCACGGTCACCGTCCACCCGGCGCCGACCACCGACGCCGTCGCCGACAGCAGCTTCTCCCTTTCGCGGCCGGGCAAGACGACCATCGTTCCGGCGTCCTCGTTCGTGTCGCGCAAGTACGGCCTCGAGGTCTATTACGAGGATCTCGACCAAGCGCGGCTCTTCACCGAGTGCCGCGTCGCCGGCTATTCGCTGAGCCTGCCCGCGACGGGTCTCTCGACCATCGAGGTTCCGATCATGGGCCGCAACGTCGCGACGTTCAGCTCCGGCAGCGCGCCCTACTTCACCTCGCCGAGCGCCGCGACCACGACGACGGCCTGCGCGTCGGCCAATGGCCTGATCCTGTCGCCGGACGCCGGAACGTCGCCGCTCGCAGTCGTGACCGGCCTCGACATCTCGCTCGACCTCGGCCCGGAGATGGGCGCGGTCATCAACCAGTCGATCGCGCCAGAGATCTTCCTGGGCCGCGCGAACGTGACCGGGACCGTGACGGCATTCCTTGAGGACTTCGCGCTGTTCGACGCATTCAACGCGGAGAGCGAGTTGCAGCTTATCGTGCGCGTCGACAGCGGGTCCGCTGCCAACGCGGATGCGATCTGCATCTACCTGCCGCGCGTCAAGTTCGGCGGCGCCGACATGCCGCTGAGCGGCGCGGGCGGCCAGACGATCACGCTGCCGTTTCAGGCGCTGCGCTACACCGGCGCGGTCGCCGGTCGCGACACGACCACCATCCGCATCCACGACACGGCGGCCTGAGCATGTCGAAGTTCGCTGGTCTCGCCGCGCCGGTCGACAAGCCGTCGCGGTGCTTCCTCTCGATCCCGACAATCGGCCGCCCGGCGCTGGTCTCTCGCGACGGCGAGCCCGCGTGGATCGACGTCCTGTCGCTCGACAGCCGCGCCGCGGCAGCGCAGCGCAGGACGTCGGCCATCGCGCGCCTGGAGAAGCGCGCCACGCGCCTCACCGCCGACGACATCGAGGCCGAGCAGGTCGAGATGCTCGTCTGCCTGATCGCCGGATGGCGCCTGTTCTCGCTGGCCGGGGACGCGATGGACGTGCCGTGCGACGACGCCGCCAAGCGCGAGCTGATGACCGACCAGACGTTCGCGTGGATCAGGCGGCAGGTCGAGGAGCACGTCGGCGACCTGGGAAACTGGCTGCGCGCGACGGCGACCTAATCGCTTTCGCGCGCCATCGCCTCGACCTCGATCTTCCGCGCAAGGGTGGCCGAAAGCGCGACCACCTCGAAAGCGTGGCGCGCCAGCTTGGCCGCCGACCCGCTGGCCTCGATGGCCCGCCGCTGCCCGCCTGGGGCGAACACCTATGGGCCGCATGGCTCGACCTCCACCAAGGTCGGCGCGTCGGCTTCAACGGCCCCGAGCCGCTGGCGTGGTCGGATCTCGACGCATGGTCGCGCCTGACCAGCGCCGAATTGAGGCCGGACGAGGCTCATCTCCTGATGCGGATCGACCGCGAGTTTTTCGCCGTGCGCGGCGAGATTGAGGGCAGCCGGAAATGATCAATGCACCGAAAGAGTCGATCCTCCGCGCGGGCCTCGATGCGAGCGAGTACACGCGCGGCGCCGCCGAGATCGATCGGGCGAATGAGGGCATGGCCCGCAGCGGCGAGCAGGTCGAGCAGTCGCAGGCGCGCGTCGGCAGGAGCCTTGTCTCCACCCAATCCAGCATCGACCGCCTCGAGGCCTCGCTCGACAAGGGCTTCGCCGCGCAACGGCGCTACGAGACCGCCGTCGATCGGGTCAACGCGGCGGTCGAGCGTGGCCGGATCACGCAGGACCGCGGCGCGGAACTGATCTCGCTCGCGCAGACCAAATACCTCGGCGCTGCGTCTGCCACGGCCGCGCTCGGCGCGGCAACGGCCGCAGCCGCAACGCAGGGCCGCAACTTCGGCGCGGTCGCGCAGCAAGCCGGTTACCAGATCGGAGACTTTGCCTCGCAGGTCGCCGCGGGCGGCTCCGCGGTGACGGCGTTCGTCCAGCAGGGCTCTCAAATGCTGGGCATGTTCGGCATGTTCGGTGCCGTGGCCGGTGCGGCGCTGGCGATCGGCGGCGTCGCCTATCAGATGTGGGCCGCGCGCGATGCGGCCAAAGCGACAAAGAGCGAGATCGAGACGCTGACGGACGCCATCAAGAAGTTCAACGAAGAGGCCGAGCAGCGCGCGGCCGGCGATCCTGGAGACCGCGCGCGTCGACGCCTCGCAGAGCTTGAGGGGCAGCTTCGCGAGGCCGAGGCGATCCGCGCCGCGCTTGCGCAGCAGGGCATTGGCGGCCGGGATGATCCGTTCGGCGCTGGCGCTATGGTCGACGCGGGACGCCCGGCGATCCTCGAAGCGCAGATCAAGGCGCTTCGCGAGCAGATCCCGATCTACGACGCACTGAGGAAGGCGGCCGCGGACAGAACGCAGGAAGAGCGCGAGCAGGGCTGGCAACTGGATGCGCTGCTCGAAAAGATGCGCGAGCGCAGGCGGCAAGACGATGACGATGCTCGGCAGGCTGAGGAGAACCGAAAGCGGTTCATGAGCGACGTCGATTCGCTGGTCAATGTTCTCGATCCGGCAGCCGCCGCGACTAGGCGGTGGTTCGATCAGCAGACGCTTCTGAACAAGGCAGTCGAGCAGGGCATAATGAGCGAAGAGCGGCGAGCCGAGTTGAGGCTTGCCTCCGACGCCGCCTATCGCCGCGCGACCGAGCAGACCGTCCAGGTCACCGAGGTTCAGATCCGCGCAACCCGCGAGGCGGACAGCGTCGCCCGCGACCTCGGGCTGACGTTCCAATCCGCATTCGAGGACGCCATCGTGCGCGGCGAGAAGCTGCGCGGCGTCCTCGGCGGCATCGCGCAGGACATCGCGCGCATCATCGTCCGGCAGACCGTGACCACGCCACTGGCCGGGCTCGCCACGTCGGCCATCTCGGGCATCGGCGGCCTCATTAGCGGCCTGCTCGCAGGCCCAGGCGACATTCGCGGCCCGGGCGGCTCGACCTCGGTCCCGTTCGGCGGCCCGCGCGCGATGGGTGGGCCGGTGAGCGGCGGCACGGCCTATCTGGTCGGCGAGCAGGGGCCGGAATTGTTCATGCCGGGCAGCTCCGGCCGCATCATCCCGAACGGCCAGACGGGCGGCACCGTGGTCAACCAGACCATCAACATCAGCGTCGGCGTCGCGCAGACCGTCCGCGCCGAGATCGCCGCGCTCATGCCAGCGATCAAGCGCCAGACCGTCGACGCTGTCGCCGATGCGCGAATGCGCGGCGGCAGCTTCGCCGCTGCGATGGGGACCTGACCGATGCCGATCTCGTATCCGATCGCGCTCCCGACCTCCGGCGGCTATGCGGCCGTCGAGTTCCGCGCGAGCAACGTCGTGGGCGTCTCGACCTCGCCGTTCACGCTGCAGCAGCAGCTCGTCCGCCATCAGGGCGCGCGGTGGGAGGCGGACGTTACGATCGCCGAAATGGAACGTCCGGCGGCCGAGGAATGGATCGCTGCGCTGACCTCGCTCCGCGGCGCCTGGGGCACGTTCCGGCTGGGCGACCCGGGCGGCGCCACGCCGCGCGGAACCTGGGCCGGAACGCCACTGGTCAAGGGCGGCTCGCAGACCGGCGAGACGCTGCTCGTTGACGGCTTCTCTGCCGGCGCCACCGTCAAGGCGGGCGACTACCTGCAGGTCGGCGACCGGCTCTACAAGATCCTGGTCGACGCCACCGAGGCCGCCGGCGAGATCACGCTCGACATCTGGCCGCGCCTGCGCGAGAGCCCCGCCGACAACGCGGTCGTCACCACATCGAACGCCAGGGGCCTTTTCCGGCTCGCTGGCAATCAAAGCGGCTGGAGCCTTCAGGGCGCTGGCCTCCGCTACTCCATCGCCTTCGGCGCGGTCGAGGCGATCTAATGGCGCGCGACCTCACCGCCAGCGTCATCACGCAGCTGCAGGCCGCCTCCGTCGAAGTCGGCATCCTGTTCGAGGGCGAGTTCGCATCGGGATGGGTCCGGCTCTGGTCCGGCATCGGCACCCTGTCCTGGGACAGCAAGACCTGGACCGGCACCGGCAATCTGCTGGGCATCAGCGGCATCGACGAGACCGCCGAGGTCCGCGCCTCGGGGATGACGGTCTCGCTCTCCGGCGTGCCGTCGGACCTCCTGTCCGCCGCGCTTGGCGATGCGCGCTCGGGCCGCATCGGCCGGGTCTACCTCGCGTTCTTCTCCGGCGGCAGCATCGTGGCCGATCCGATCCTCCAGTTCGAGGGCCGCCTTGACGTTCCGGCGATCGAGGATGGTCCCGACACGGCCACGATCTCGATCAGCTACGAGAGCGAGCTGATCGACCTTGAGCGCGCCCGCGAGCGCCGGTATACGCCCGAGGATCAGGCGATCGACTTCCCGGGCGACCTCGGGTTCGATTACGTGGCAAGCCTGCAGGATGCGCAGATCACATGGGGCCGCTGATGCTGACCCGCCGCGAAGACTGGCCCTCCCGCCTCGCCGCCGCGCTGGAAGAGGCGCGCGACAAGCCGTTCAAGTGGGGCTCGCATGACTGCGGCCTGTTCGCCGCGGACTGCGTGCTGGCCATGACCGACACCGACCCGGCAGCGCTCTACCGCGGCCAATACGTCGACGAGGCCGGAGCACGCGACACGCTGTGGCTGATCTCCGGCGGCGGCCTGCGCGCTGCGTGGACGCGCGCTCTCGGCCCGGCGATGAACAACGTCAAGATGGCCCGGCGGGGCGATGTGGCGCTGGTCGAGATCGGCGGCGTGGAGGCAGCTGGCATCGTGGCCGGGTCGCGCGTTGCCTGCCTGAGCGAGGTCGGGCTGGCAATGGTCCCGGCTCATCGCATCGTTGCTGCGTGGTCGGTCTAGCATGCCATACATCGCAGCAGCAATTTCCGCCGCATCAGGAATAATCGGCACTGGCGGCGTCGTCGTCGCGAGCATCGTCGGGATAGCTGGCGGCCTCGCCGTGTCCATGACGCTCTCGGCTATCGCCGGATCGATTTTCAAACCCAAGCAGCCGAAGTTCAGCGATCCATTCGCCGGCGCGCAGCGCACGCAGACCGTGCGCGAACCGATCACGCCCTGGCGGGTCATCTACGGGCAGGTCAGGACCGGCGGTGCGATCACCTTCCTTCACACGACCGACGGCAACTCCAAGCTCCATCTCGTCATCACGCTCGCCGGTCACGAGGTCGAGGAGATCGGCGACATCTATTTCGACGACGAGGTCGTGCCGCTCGACGGTTCGGGCAATGCGACGGGCAAGTATGCCGGCTACGTGCGCGTCCAAAAGAAGCTCGGCACCGACACGCAGACGGCGTTCTCCGACCTCATCACCGAGGCCAGCGACAAGTGGACCGCTGATCACCGGCAGCGCGGCCGCGCCTGCATCTATGTGCGGCTGACGCACAATTCCGACCTCTTCGCGAGCGGCATCCCGAACATCACCGCCATCGTCAAGGGCAAGAAGGTCTACGACCCTCGGACCAGCACGACGGCCTGGAGCGCGAACGCGGCGCTCTGCCTCGCCGACTACCTGACCGATCCGGTGCGCGGCCTGGGCGTGGACTACGCCACGCGCATCGATGAAGCCGATCTGATCGCCGCCGCGAATATCTGCGACGAGAACGTGTCGTTGGCGGCGGGAGGAACCGAGGATCGGTACACCTGCAACGGCACGTTCGACACCTCGCAGCGCCCGCGCGACATCATCGCCTCGATGACCGGCGCTATGGCCGGTCGCGCGTCGCTCGTCGGTGGGACATGGTCGATTTTCGCGGGCGCATACACCGCGCCGACCATCACGCTGACCGAGGCCGATCTGCGCGGGCCGATCCGCGTGTCGTCGCGACTGAGCCGCCGGGATCTCGCCAACGGCGTGAAAGGCACGTTCGTCTCGCCGGACAACAAGTGGCAGGCGAGCGATTTCCCGCCGGTCTCGAGTTCGACCGCGGTCACCGATGACGGCGGCGAGCGGCTCTGGCGCGATATCGACTTGCCGTTCACGACCTCGGCGGCGACAGCGCAGCGTCTCGCGCGCATCGAGCTACGCCGCGCGCGGCAGCAGATCAGCGTGCAGCTGGCGGCGAAGCTGACGGCGTATC